ATTCTTGATATTCATTTTCGAATAGTTTCCAGGGCCGAGCGCTTGTTGAAACTCACGCTCAAGGAGATTCGCCGTCCCGGGAGTCGGGGGCTTGGTCCCATTCAGAACCGCCCGGGGGTAATAGTGTTTGATGATCTGCGTGACGAGAGTTTGTCTGCGCGCGTTCTTCACGGACGCCTTGAGGGCATTTAATTCGCGCTCGAGCTTTGCGAGCCGGGCCTTTGTCGCACCCAGCGACTCTATCTCCTGCGCAGTATCGACAACCTGCTTCGCCGGTGGCCAAAGACCCTTGAATCTGTTCCAGAATGAGGGCTTTTTGGGACCCTGCGTCTGAGCCGCCGTCTGGCGCTGCGTCTGAGCCGCCGTCTGGCGCTGGTTTGCCGGGCGGGGTTTCCGGCCAAGAATTCTATTCAAAAGCGAAGGCTTGGTAGGTCTCTGCGTCTGAGCTTGAGCCTGGCGCTGCGTCTGAGCCTGAGCCTGGCGCTGCGTCTGCGTCTGAGCCTGAGCCTGGCGCTGCGTCTGCGTCTGGGCTTGGCGCTGGCCCTGGTTCGCCGGGCGGCGCATCACATTCATGAATCGCCCAAAAGGGCCCTTGGCGGGTTGAGTAGCCGCGGCAGCCGCGGAGGGTGCGGCGCCACCTCGCCGGAACCAAGACGGGAACGTGAATGAGGGAAATTTCCAGGGCTGTTTGAGAACGGCCTGCTGCTGCGGAGACGGCAGGGCCAGGAACTGCTGGCGCTGCGCGGCCGGTAGAGCCCCGACGGCCTGGCGAGCGCCGACGGCCCCTACGACAATGTTCGTCAGCTGGCGACCGATGTTGGCGACGCGATTCGGCATGTTCGCAGGCGCCGTCGCATTAATAACGCGCGCAGCCTCCTGTGGCTTAACGGCGCCGGTTATGATGGCCAGGAGCCCCGCGGCCACTTCAGGCGGCGCGTTCTGACGGATCGCCTCCTGAACGTTGCCGCCACCAAATCCTGAATAGGTTTTCTGAACAAATTCGAAGCGAGGCACGTTTCCATTACGCAGAGGGCCCTCGACTGGGCGCAAAACCCATCCCTTGTACGAGCCGTTCTTGGTATTTTGGCCGGTGCGGCGAAACGTCGGCGCGTTTGGCGTCCCGAACACGTACCCGCGGCGTTGACCGGCATAGTACGCGTTACCTATGGCGTTCGCCGGGCGTGCGTTACCGCCATGCGCGGCCACGGGTGGACCGGGTAGGCCCCGAAGGGCCGCCGCCACATTGGCGTTGGATTGATTTCCCTGTGAAAGAACACTCGTCACGATATCTTTAATTTCTCCTGCGCCATTTGTTTTCATAGCCGCCTGTGCAAGGGCCGGCACAGGGGCCGCGGCCAATATAGGTGCGGCCGCGGCTGGTTTTACCGCGCCTCTTATTACGGCTGAAAGGGTTGTGACTAAGCCCAGATCGCTCATTGTACTACTAGGGGTCAAGAGAAAAAACATGTCCTGTCAGGCTCAGGATTTGGATAGGCGGCCGTGTTTTCACCCGAATGCAAAGCCCGCTCAGGATGCTTAAGACACGTCTTATCTCTCCTTACCAGCACGAGGGTGTGCGGTGGCTCATCGACCGCGAGCTCGACCGGGCGAAACCAGGTGGGTTCCTCTGCGATGAGATGGGTCTCGGAAAGACGGTCCAGCTCATCGCGACTATGCTCGTCAACCCCAAGCCGCGGACTCTCGTGGTCGTCCCCAAGTCTATTGTGGGGCAGTGGTGCGACGAGATTGAGCGGTTCGCGCCGAGCCTCACGACCTGCTCGTTCGACGGGGCCAAGCGCGTTCTGCCGGCCAAGCTGCCTGACGTGGTCGTGGCGCCCTACTCGATTCTGGCGCAGCGGCCGGGCGCACCCCCGTGCCCTCTGCTCGCGATCCAGTGGGACCGCGTCATCCTGGATGAGGGCCACGAGATCCGCAACCGCAAGAGCAAGGTCCACATTGCGGCCGTGGCTCTCCAGTCACCCATTCGCTGGATCGTGACCGGTACGCCCGTCTTCAATTCGGTCAAGGATTTCGTGTCTCTGTGCGGCTGGCTCGGCATTCCCAAGGAGGTGGTCCAGGGGTACACTGATATCGTGCGGTCCAAGTACGTCCTGCGCCGGACCAAGGATGACGTGGCGCAGCACAACAAGCGCCTCGAGCTGCCTCCGTGCGATTTCCAAAATATCGAGATGGAGATGTACCCTGAGGAGCGCGATCTGTACCGGGACGTCTTCGAGAAGGGCCAGGCAATTGTGAGCCACGTATTCAAGACGGGGACGCAGAGTCTGCATCAGATGGAGCTCCTGGAGTGCCTCTTGCGCGCCCGGCAGGTGATGGCGTGGCCTCAGCTGTACCTGGACGGCATCGCGCTCAAGGAGGAGAGCGACCCCGAGCCGTGGATCGGGCGCTCGCGCAAGATGGAGACGCTCATGGAGCAGATCCGATCTCACCCCAAGGAGAAGGCGCTGGTCTTCACGCAATTCATGGGGGAAATGGACCGGATTCAGGAGCTGCTGAGCGAGAACGGCAACCCCATTTTCCGCATCGACGGCTCCGTCACCAAGGAGGCGCGCGATACGCAGATCGCCCAATTCAAGGCTGGCGCGCCCAATTCAGTCTTTCTGATTCAGATCAAGGCTGGAGGCGTCGGCCTGAATCTGCAGGAGGCGACGCGCGTCTACATCACTTGCCCGGCATGGAACCCGGCGACCGAGCTGCAGGCCATCGGTCGGGCGCACCGGACGGGTCAGACGCGGAAGGTGATCGTGCGGCGTCTGATCTATGCGGGTGAGGATGGCGTCGAGCCGCTGCCGTCCGTCGAGCAGTCAATCATGCAGCTGCAGGAGGGCAAGGCCAAGGTGTGCGCGGAGATTCTCAACGACCCCCGGCTCGAGTCGCAAGTGCCGAACGTGACGCGGACCAAGATCACTATTCACGCGCTTCGTAAGATTTTCGCAGTGTAATAGAAATGCCGGTATATAGAAGAGGTGATAACCTTCACGGTGCCAACGCTTATCGTCTTGTAAACGAGCGTGGAACTCCAGTTCTGTCGTCCAACAATATAGGAAGTCACCCCATTTACATGGCCCGTGTAAATCAGTCGAATACCCATAATCGCAACCACGTCAACGCGTTAAGCAACTACATAGCAAATAGGCTACGCAACTACTCGTCTCCCGACACTAAACGAAAACTCAAGAATATGGCGAATGCTATATTTAATAAGCGCGCCGGAGTCCAGAAAGGCCACGAACAAAATTATTTGAGAAAATTTGCCTTATATAAAGAACGGGTCGAGCCACTTCGTAATTTGAGAAAATTTCTTGAAAACCAAAATCAGCCCGTCGCCAACATCACAGCCCAAATAAATGCCGAGACCGCCGCGTACACGGCCGCGACTAACCAATGGGTCCGGCATCAGAATCAACTCAAGTATTGGCGATGGGTAAAGAACGTGGTTGTGCCGGCCGTCCATCGCAAACTTTAAAATAAAATATAAAATACTATCAAATGACGACCGGTTCCCGCGCCCAGGTGTTCCATGGCAACGCCGACCAGACCGCGGGCGGCCTCAAGAAGAAGGACCTGAAGATGGTCAAGGGCGAGATCGTCTCGAAAGCCAAGGCCAAGACTGAGAAGAAGAATCCGTGGATCAAGGCGGTCGCTCAGGCCAAGAAGGACCTCGGCATCAAGGGGTTCGCACTGGTCCAGGGCCCTCTACTGGCGAAGGCCCGTGAGATTTATTCTAAGTAAATGGTAAATGCCGGACACGTCGATGTTGATGTACGCATGCGTCCTCTTGTCGGCCGGGGTGATCCTCGTAGCCGCGACGTCCATCGGTATTCAGACGTTCAATAATTGCACGGACTACAAGTCCAAGAAGGGTATGAACTTCAAGTTCCTAGTCACGGCGCTCGTCATGGCGATCCTCAGTACACTGATTTCCTTTGGCGGTATGTACACCGGAATTACCAAACCTGTTTAATTTCTAGTGTAAATTTATAAATGAAGTCCAAGTCCAAGTCCAAGTCAGGACCTCTGCCAAAACCAATAGCATTGATCTTGGCAAATCTCCGTAAAATTTTCGGTGGTAAAAAGTAAGTGATGCGCCTGTCCGAATCCAATTATCGTTTCCTCAAGCGCCTTCTGGCGGGCCGGAACAACAACAACAACAACTCACCCTCGCCGCGTCGTGGCCGCGCTTCAGGTGGTCGGCGGACCGAGAAGACGAAGTACCTGAACGCGAGCATGCGCCGCGTATACCTCAACACGAACCGGAACCGGCACTTTGTCTACGCGGGCCCGGAGAACCGCAAGGTCCGGACGTATACGGAGATTTTCGCGTTCAAAAATGATTGGAATCAGGTCCGTCGGATCGCCCGCTCGCGCGTCCCGAACAGCGGCCGTAGACGGCCAGCAGCTCCGCGCGGCAGAAATTATCGCAGCAGATACTAAATGGCGCCGTCATCCATGGCCCTTCTGGGTCTGGTGCGTAAAGCGAACCGCGCCATAATCAATCGTCTGCTGGCAAAAAAGCACAGACGCCCTGCTTCAGCCCGACGACCGGCCCGTGCGGCTCGTCCACGGACGGCTCGGCGGCGGACGGCCCCAAGGTTTTGAGCTGATAGATGCGGATAGTCAGCCCCCAATTTCCATTGAAAAAATAGGTCGAGTCGACATCGATGATGCACTGGACCTCCTGCGCCCGAAACAGGCCTTCCCGAACCTCCGGGCAGACCTGTTTTGCATTCTCATCAAAAATGTACACGGCGTCGTCCACCTTGAGACGCAGGGAACCCTCCTTGAGGTTCGAATTGAACGGCTCCTGGGAACACAGGCGCGTCTCCAGATCGCGCCACCATGCGACGAACTCAGAATTTCGGATATCGACGTTCATGCTTTTATAGGCCGAGACGCCCCAATTGGACCAGGCCCGCGGGATCTGGAACCGGAGCGGACCACCCTGGTACCGAAACCGCGACTTGTCCTTGATGCCCGGTGTGATCTCGATGAGGTTTTTATCAACATCGGACCATAACACCATAATAAAATAAAATGCTCACCCTTTTTAAGTACTTCATGGGTCACACCATCAAAGGCCAGACGCCCCGGCAGTACCGCCCGAGCGCGACGCGCCGTGCTTCGGGCCTGTCGCCCATCAACGAGAGATCGAACGCCCGGAAGCGTTGGAACAAGCTGCGTCAGTCCGTGAAGCTATCTTCGCAAGTGCGCGCTCAGGCCGCGGCCGAGCGCGCCCGGAATGTCAAGCTGCTCGCGCTCGTCGAGAGGCTCAACAAGGAGACCGAAAAGGTCCAGAAGCACCACGAGTCCCAGATGAAGCGCCTCTACAATCAGGCCAATGCCATGAACGCCCTGCGCGACCCCAATTACCTGAACGCCACCCGGGCCGCGCGGAATATTCACAAGAAGGGGCTTCTCAAGCTCCATGGTATGAGAAACAAGGTGGTGAGCGAGCTCGTCCGCAACTCGAAGAGTTCCCAGATTCGCCGCAATCTGTACGCCAAGGGCATGCAGCGCGGACGGGGCGGTACGTCCGAGAACAACTGGCAGAATTGGACGAATAAATTATGGCACGCGACCGAACGGAAGAACCAGTTGAACCAGCTTTTGAAGCAATTATCACGTAGTTGAAGAAAAGTTCAGGGCACGGGCAAGACCCGACCCCCTGAGTAGGACGCGCATTTCGGTCGCCCAGTGTTCCCGGCTAATATATGACTCGAAACGTCCATTGGGTGAAATCGTCTCGACAATATGCTTGTCCTCCGTATCATTAAAGACCCATAGGCCGGCCGTGTGATAGTTCAGTTCTATGGGGCGTCTGATTATATGAGTACCGGCCACGCGAAAGTTGTGGAGTGATTTTGTCTCTAAATTATAGATGAGTCCGTCGTGAGACTTGAGAAGGTACCAGAGCCGCCAGGACTTTGCCTCGTCAAGTTTCTTTGGCTTAATTTTGAAAAATAATTGAGTGTCGATCGATGGATCTGAACATTCAATTATTTTTTGAATCAATTCTGTCGGTAAATTACTCCAGATCTTAGGATCCATTACTTCTTGCAATTTTTATAAGGCGCGCAACTTGCACGCATTGTGAATCCCTTTATCCTACCCATGAGGCACATGAGTTTGGAGAATTTACGGGGTAAATTGAAGACCTTCTTGTTAGAGGCCCTCTGGCACTTTTTGTTCTTGGGTCCGGTCCGACAACACGACTTCATTCCTGTATTGCGTCTGAAAACATGGTCAACTCGCCGTTTAAGATTCATCTTAAATTTATACAACAAATTTTTCTAACCTGAGCACATCTCGCAGCTCTCTGGGTTGGCCAGGGAACACGCCTCCTTCGTAAGAGCGACCGGGACCGTCACCTGTTGGGCGCGGGCCTTGGCGCGGGTCCGCAGATAGTACATGCCCGTCTTGAGCCCTTTGTGCCAGCCGTACATGTGCATGCTCGACAGCTTCGCCAGACTCGGGTTCTCCATGAATACGTTGAGTGACTGGGACTGGTCGATGTAAGCGCCCCGATCGGCCGCCATGTCGATGACTGACTTTTGCGGAATCTCCCAGATGGTCCGGTAAATCTGCTTGAGGTTCTCCGGGATCTCCAGCGCTTGGACGCTCCCGCCGGCTCGGACAATTTCATTCTTAATTTTAGGCGACCACATATCGATCTTCTGCAAGTCCCGGACCAGGTGCTTGTTTACCATGACGAACTCACCGGCCAGGGTCCGACGCAGGTAGATGTTGGTAGTGTACGGCTCGAAAGCCTCGTTGTTCCCCATGATCTGGGCGGTCGAGGCGGTCGGCATGGGTGCGACCAATAGGGAATTACGAAGACCATGCGTTTTGATCTCGACCTTTAGGCCGTCCCAAAATTCATTCGCCGCGATCCCCCACATGTCCGGTTGAAGGATACCCTCGGACGCGGGCGACCCCTTGAACGTCTCGTAAGGCCCCTCCTCCTTGGCGAGTTCGCACGACTCGAGTAGGGCCGCATGGTAAATAGCCTCGAAGATGCCCTTGTTAAGTTCGCGCGCCTTGGGCTCGTCGAACGCGAGGCCGAGCATCATGAAGACGTCGGCCAGACCCTGGACGCCGATCGCGATCGGTCGGTGGCGCATGTTGCTCTTTCGGGCCGCCTCGGTCGGGTAAAAGTTCCGATCGATGACGCGGTTCAGGTTGCGCGTGACGACCCGGGTCACCTCGTACAATTTGGCGAAATCGAAGGACCGATCCTTGACGAAAGTCGGCAGGCAAATACTGGCCAGATTACACACGGCCGTCTCCCCAGCTTCGCTGACCTCCATGATTTCTGTGCACAAATTAGACGACTTGATGGTCCCGATGTTCTTCTGATTCGACTTGGCGTTACAGGCATCCTTGTAGCACATGTACGGCGTCCCGGTCTCGACCTGGCTTTTGAGGACGGCATCCCAGACGTCCCGGGCACGAACCTTCTTCTTGAAGCGCCCCTGGGCCACGTACGTCCGGTACAACTCGTTGAACGCCTCGCCGTAGACGTCGGGCAGGCCCGGGCACTCGTGCGGGCACATCAGGTGCCAGTCCTCGTCCTTCTCAACCTTCTCCATGAAGAGGTCCGGGATCCACAGGGCCGTGAAGAGGTCGCGGCAACGCATCTCCTCATCGCCCTGGTTGAGGCGCAGCTCCAGAAAGTCCATGACGTCGGCGTGCCACGGCTCGAGGTAGATGGCGAACGAACCCTTGCGCTTGCCGCCGCCCTGGTTGACGTACCGGGCCGTGTTGTTGAAAACTCGGAGCATGGGCACGATGCCGTCGGCGACGCCGTTCGTCCCGTTGATTCGTGTACCGCTCGCCCGAATGTTCGAGCAGTGGATTCCGATGCCCCCGGACCACTTGGAAATGTGCGCGCACTCCTTGAGCGTCTCGTAGATGCCCTCTATCGAGTCGTCCTTCATGGCGACCAGGAAGCAGCTCGACATCTGTGGGTTATTCGTACCGGCGTTGAAGAGGGTAGGCGTCGCGTGCGTGAAGAACTTTTGACTCATCAGATCGTACGTCTCCTTGACGCGCGGGAGGTCGTCGCCGTGGATGCCGACCGCGACGCGCATGAAGAGGTACTGGGGCGTCTCGCCGACGTTCAGGTAGCCCTTCTGCAGGGTCTTGATTCCGAAGTACCCGAAGAGGTAGTCGCGCTTCGGCTGGATTACGGCGTCCAACTCGAGCGCGACGCACTTCATGAAGTGGTCCGAGACGATCCCCTTGACGTGCAGAGCGACCATGGCGTCGCTGAAAGTCTTGGGGCTTGTCTTCTGCATGTTTGAGACGGTCACGCGCATGGCGAGCGTCTCGTAGTCCGGGTCTTCCGTAATCATGCCGACGGCAACCTCGGCCGTGAGATTGTCAATTTCGGTCGTGGAAATTCCGTCGTACATACTCGTGAAGACCTTCTGGGCCACCTTGTCCGGTTGGACCTTGAGGGGCTCGAACTCGGGAGCCTCATTTAGTTTTGAAATTCTCTTGGTGACCTTGTCGAAGAGCATGGGCACTTCATCTCCCGAGCGCTTATAGACCTTCATTGTATTTTTAGGGCTTGTTTTTTTTATCCGGTAGTGTTAATGGCGTCAAAGTACCTACCGTCCCCGCTCGCCGACGCCTTCTTTTCTGATTTTAACAAGGAGACCATCCAGGACCAGATCGCATCGGCCATCAAGGACAAGACGGGTGTCGATCTCCAGCGCCAGAGCTATTCGGACCTGGACGCCCTCATGAAGCGCGTCTACGTCAACATGAAGAAGGACACGTACTCGAACGTCCGTCAGCAGGTCGACGACATGAATGCTCGAGTGACCGAGGAGGCGACCGGCACCATCAGCACGGGTCTTTTGCAGCAGATTGTGTACCTGCGCGACATTTCCCGCAACGCCGTCCCGCTCGAGGTGCCTGTGAGCACGAGCACGTACGGGAATAAAATCCCGAGTAATTTCAAGATTGGGTTCTGATGGGTGGCGACGCTCTGAAAGTACTAGGAATATGCTGTATGTCGTGTCTGGTCCAGTCGTGCATAAGTTCCGGGGCGCAAGCCGGATGCAAAAAGAACGACACATGCAATGGCGTTTTCATGTGTATAAATTGCATCATATGTCTAATCGCTCTGGTATTCATGGGTATGGAACTTTCCAAGTCGTGAATTTTAAACTCAAATAGTACTAAATGAGAGCCCTCGATGATATCCTCTTCGGGTTCCTCGTCTTCTTCGCCATAGAGCGAGGCATCCGACTTTTCAGCAATGCCATCATAGAGCCGTGGGCCGAAAAGAATACTTCGGACAGGGGCGTTATCGAAAACTGGAAGCTCGCGACCGAGCTGGTGGCGCTCGTGCTCGCGGCCATCTTTGTGTACCGGTACAAAGCGTTCGTCGGCCGGTTCAATACTAGATAAGAAACATGGGCGTTTGATACTCAATGAATAAATATCGTGATGAGACCGCGACCATGTGCAAGCAAAAGGGCTGGGACAAAGCCCCGGTGAGTATCGTATGGATGCTACTCAACGAGGAGATGGGCGAGCTCGCCTCGTCGATCCGTCAGAACCAGCGCATCTACCGCAAGACGGGCCTCAAGAAGGACCGGGGTACGGACGTAACCATGGAAATGGGCGACGTGTTCAGTTATCTGTTCCAGTTGGCCCATATGTTGAATGTCGACCTAGACACCATGTGGGAGATGCATCGCGTCAAGATCCAGACGAAGACGTACAAGGAAAATAATGTAAATGTTTAGTAATAGGATGGCGTCAGCCTCGATGATCGATGACCGCCTCCAGATAGACGGCTTCAACCCCTACGTGTGGTCCGGAACTTTTGGCGTCCCCAAGGACGGGTTCCCGAAGACATGGTACATCGACGGGTCGTACACGACCCAGATCGACGAGACGCCGACAAAGTACGACGATCCCCCTCTCGGTGATAACGATCCGGGTCGGAACCTCTCAGGGCCCATGTACTTAAAGACGGCCCAGACGAGCCCGGCGCCGTTCCTGGGGTACCCGGCGCGCAAGCTCGAGTACTCGGACGGCACGGTCTCGTGGTTCAGGCCGGGTGCCAAGTGGCCGTGGATCGGTCAGGGTGGCGAGTCTGACGGATACACGATCAAGCTGCAGGGCAAACAGCAGAATCAGCAGATCCTGTTCTGGCTGGCTCTGTTCGCCCTGGTCGCATTCCTTTTCACTAGATTGCGGAGATCTTAGGGGCGACGACCTTCACTAATTTCTTTGACAAATTATCTCTTTCAATTTTAGTCCGTTCATCCAGCTTGGGGCACATATGAACCTCGAGTTGAATGCACCGCGCGCAATAGTCCCCGGCGCACTCCCGGCATTTCAGAATCCGGTTCTTATGGGCGCACCTCGGAGCCGCCCCCAGAGCCTCCATCAGAGACTCGTGGGCCGTCGGCCGGGTCGTCATCTACTATTTCACATACAATTTGATTCTTAAAGTCCCATGGGTCTGGGTCATTCACAATCTCACAGAGGCCTTTGGCTCGCCCTTGGACTATACGATCCCAGGCGGCGCGCATGGCCGGAAGGTTCTTCTCGAACCAGGACCGGTCCCGGACGACCCGGACGACGACGAACTCGGGCTCGGCACCTTCAACGCTCGCCGGTCGGTACTGAACAAAGTCGCACTCCTCAAGGTCCGTGATTTCAAGCTGAAGTTGAACCTGGGGCAGGTAGTGCTTGGGGACCTTCGGCTCGATCTTACGGGTCAGAGGGCACTTGATCTCGATCAGGAGCCCGTCCTCAGTGACGCCGTCGGGCGAAGCCCCGAGCCAGTGGTACTCTCGGTGCCGGACCAGACCGATCTCGTGAGACTTGCGACCGGTCCGGGCGTCATAAAGGTCCCGGACCATCGGCTCGAGGAGGGTCCCATGTGCCGTCGCGGCGTTCCCGGCCCACTTGGTCTTCATGACCTTCTTTTTTATGAACGCGTCGACGCTTTCGTAGCGATTTTCGCCGATCGCACTCGCAATGTCACTCGCCGTAATCATTTCGTCACGGAGATCTAACCATTCCTGACTTCTTTGTTCGGCGTATTCAGCCGCAAGAAGTTCCCTGGCCCTGAGTATCTGGGGCTCGCCGGTTGGCGGTTGGGACATGCTTATTCTTGAATCGAGGATCGGTCTTAAGTACTATTTCGGCCGCGTTCTGTTCGGCCTGTTTCTTAGTGCTCGCGAAACCCGACCCACAATCCATCCCGTCGACGACGACCATGATGAAGAATTGGCCGTTCGAGTTTCCGACGAGCCGGTAATCGGGCAGGGGGTACTTGAGGGCCTGACACCAGCGCATCAATTGGTCTTTCCAATTATCATCGACGAGTGACGTCTTGACTTTTGAAAAGGAATCCATGACGAACGCCTTGGCATAGACCATGCCTAGGTCGAGGTAGATGGCTCCGACGAGCGCCTCGAATGCATCCTCCATGATGTGCTCGTTCGTGTTCCAATTGTTGCGCTCACCCTTCTCGTCCATCAGAATCATCTTGTCGAGACCGAGCACTTTGGAGATTTCGCACAGGGTCTTGCCCCGGACCATCTTCGTCCGGGCCTTCGTCAGGAAGCCCTCCTGTTCCTTCTCGTGCAAATCAAATAGGTGCTTTGTAATAATAAAGCCAAGAACCGAGTCTCCCATGAATTCTAGTGTTTCGTACGAACCAGTCAAACCTGAATAGCGCTTCAGGGCTGACTTGTGCGTGAACGCTCGCTGGTAGAGTGCGATATTTTTGACTTTTGTGCCGACCAGGGCATTCAAGGTGTCCCTTGAAAGCTCAGGCACGGGGATTTGCTGGTCAGACTCCATGTTGTGTTACCATGTGGCGACATTTTTAAGTGCGCCTCACAATCAATAAACCCCCTGTGAATGACACGCCACTGGACTGGCGTAATGTATGCCATGTGTAGAAAGTGCTATGAACCGGGCCAAAGCGAACATGCGCAACGTGTATTCCGGTGCTACTGTATAGACCCGTAATGCGATAACTGCAGGAATGAGCGTGTGTGAAAGTGATGTAACTATGTCCCCGACGTGGATATAGTGAAACTGAATGTTCCATAAAGTATAAAGTACTATCATGGCTGGTACTTGAGGGTTCACGTCATCATATTTCATATTAAAAATCCATATCATGAGTGCAGCACCTAAAAGGGCATTAATTATGTGGTGGTTGTGTAGCGATTCTGCGACTGCGATCGCGATATTCAATATCAATAAAGGAATGGTCAGTTTGGGGTTGACGAGGAGCAACACGATTGAAAGCAATACCAAGAATGTTTTTGTCATTACGAAATGTAATGTGAACGCCATATATTAATTACACACTGTATTTATTTTTGTTCACGCTATATGGCAACCTAAGAAGCTGGTGCCTTCGCAACCTTCGGGCGCAGCTTCTTCTCCTTCGGCGGCGCGTTCGGGTCGACCGGGGCCTTCGGCTTCTTCTCAACCTCAGGCTTCACCTCCTTGATGTAGTGCGGGTTGATGTACTTCTGGATATTCAGGAAGGTCACCTGGGTGCCCTCGGGCGGGTGCAGCAGAGTCTGCAGGGTCGCATCCAGGGTGATGTTCTGGCCAGCCTTCAGACCCTTCTCGGTCACGTACGCGTTGATACGGGTCGTCACCTGCGAGCGTGAGATCTTCTCGTCGGCCGCCAGGCTCAGGAAGGCCCGCAGCTCGGGGGTCACGTCCAGGGGCTTGTTGAACCCGTTGTTTACGGCGCGAGCCTTGGACTTCTCACCGGTCGGGTCCTCGATATGCGCGCGAATCTTGCGCATATCCTTGCGCAGAGCCTTCATCTCCTTCATCAGAGCATCCAGGGTGATCGGGGCGTCGGTAGCCATGCCGGTTGTACTATGAGAGGCACGGGCATCTTTAAGCCAGGACGAGCGAGGCTATAGCGAATGCCAGGAGGACGAAAAGCACCAGGAAAATTTGCCATACTTTAAACGGGTCTTCTTGCGTCGCGGCCCCGTCGCTCTTGAAAGGCGCGGACCCCGCCGGCTCGGTCGGAAGGTCGCTCTGAAGCAGGTTCCGACCGAACCCAGGCGGCAACGTCGTGCCCTTCGATCTGCGAAGTTCGACCTTTTGAGTCGGCTGGGTCCCCTGGTTAGGACACTCGGCACAGCAGCCCACGTCACACGGATATACCAGGCCGTTCTGCTTGTTGACGTAGCCGCATATAGTCGAGCCCGGGTCCATGGGATCAGGCAGGCAACCGCAAAACTTCAGCGCGAATTTAGCGTCGCACGCGCTCATCTGATATTAAAGAAGAAATTTGTATATAGTATAATGGAGTACGGAAAACCCCAGAAGCTTCCGGATGGTCGTTACTTTCTGAAGGTCACTGGTGCTCGCCATCAGCTGAATGGTCTGACGCTTCAGGACTCGCTCGCGGCCAAGGCTGTGAATTTCGCCGTGCCGGACGCCTCAATTTTCACAAAGATTGACGAGGAGATCCTTACACAGGCCAAGGCTTCCAAGATGGAGTGGTTTGGCAAGGAGCTGAGCGACGAGACGATCACGAACGCTTTCCAGGAGAGCGTGACGGACGGCGTCCTGGGCGCATCCCTGGCGACCATCAAGGGCGAGGTCGTGACGACCGCTTTTGACACCCAGAAGAATCCGGTCGAGCTCCAGGACGTCAAGCCCGAGAGCAAGGTGGATGTCCTGTTCGAGTTGTCGGGTCTTTGGTTTCTCAAGAAGTCCTTCGGTCCCATCTGGCGCGTGATCCAGGTCCGCGTCCGGTCCGGAGCCCAGCGCGCCCCGGCCCCCAAGGAGTACCTCTTCACGGACGCCCCCGAGTCGGACGACGACCCAGCCGATTATCTGGACTGAGCCCCCAAAAAAATATCATCGACTTATAATAAATGGACCGCAAGGGACTCGCGATAATGATTCTGGCCGGCGTGATCCTCCTCCTCCTGTTCGCCCCCAAGCGTAGCGGTTTCACCGGTGGTCAGGCCGGTATGTCGGGCGCCAACCTCTACAAGGTCGGGAACGACGCGACGTACAAGCTGTCCCACCCCGAGTACGCCTCTGCAGGCGGTGCGGGTTCCTCGGCCGACGTGGTGTCGTCCGCGAGCCTGATCCCCCGTGACGTGATCCAGACCGAGGACTTTGGCCAGTTCAGCCCGGACAAGATCCTGGGCAACCAGAACTACCTGGACCCGCGCAGCCAGATTGGTTACCCCGAGACGGTCGGCGGCGTTCTGCGCAACGCCAACCGCCAGTTCCGTTCGGAGCCGACCAACCCCCGCAGCCCGGTCTCCATCTTCAACCTCAGCACGATCCCGCCCGACACCATGCGTCCCAAGTTTGAGATCAGCCCGGAGTACCAGTAAAAGAGCAAAGCCGAAGGCTTTGTGATGATAATTTGCGTCAAGCTACGCGTAAATAAGTACTACGTACTTACTAGAAATGGACTTTAAAGCAGCTATGACTGAGTGGGTCAACCTTAAGGGCCAACTTGCCGCAGCTCGCAAAGATCTCACGACGCTCAATCAGCGCGAGAAGGATCTTCGCAAGTTTGTGACCGAACATATGGCCCGGAACGAGATTGACACCGTACGGGTCCAGGAGAAGATTAAGGTCAATTTAAAGACGAAAAAAACACGTGGCGCCATCACCAAGGACGTCATCAAGAAGGGTCTGGGCACGTTTTTCGGTGGCAACGAGGCCCAGGTCGAGGGCGCTTTCCAGGCCATCCTCGACGCCGCGCCCGAGAAGGAGAGCGTCGGTGTGACGGTCACCGGCCTCGCGCGTTAAAGGCTTGGCGCGTCTATCAAGTAAGTGCAATCACTATGGGTATCAACGATGAGTACTCTCGGGACGCCTACAACTACGACCTCGCGTACGACTCGGAAGGGTCGGACGAGTTTGATTCGGACCTTCATCCAGAGGACTGGCAGGACATGTACTCCCAGGAACTCCTCGATGCCTGGATGAAGATTCGCGATTACACGGAGACGCATTACATCAGGATCCGAGCGGGCTTTCCCAAGTTTGTCGAGCTCGTCCTCGATCCTCACGAATGGTTCGGGCCCTCAGAGCCTACGCTCGACGATCGCATCATGTGGGAGTCGATCAAGCACATGCCGATCATCTGTGACCGGCTCGGCTCGGACAATTTCTTCGCATGGACCAAAAAATATGTGCGATACTTGTAAATGATTGATATTACCGGTCCCAAGGTTCTCGTACCGGCCGTCCTGTTCGCCCTACTGAGCCCGGGCCTGCTCGTGAGCCTGCCCCCAGGCCAGGGCCCCATGGCTCAGCTGGCTTTCCACGCCCTGGCCCTGGCCATCGTGTACTGGGTCATCGCCAAGTTCATCGTCAAGGTGAACCTGACTACGGCCGACCTGATCGTGCCGGCCGTGCTGTTCATGCTGCTGACGCCCGGCGTGCTGCTGACCCTGCCCCCGGGCTCAGGCGGCGTTTTCATGTCGGGCCAAGGCGGCGTCGTGCCGACGCTTGTGCACACCCTGGTGTTCGCGCTGGTGTTCGCGACCCTGCGTACCAAGTTTGCGAAATATTACTAGATCGTCTAGTAGATGATAAAGTACCTAGCGATTGGCCCAGGCGCCATGGGCTACTTTATCTTCGTCGGCGTTCTATCTAAATTGAAGCAAGAAGGCCGGCTCGAAGCCCTCGAGGAAATCTCGGGCGCTTCGGCCGGTGGCCTTGCGGCCTTCCTGTTTTGCGCGACGAAGGGGGAGCCCTCGAGGGTTCTCGACTTTTCGCTCAACGTGCCCGTAAAACAGATTATGAAACCAAATATCAAAAATTTGCTCCTGAACTATGGTCTCGTGCCGCACACCAAGATCCGGAAGGTGCTCTCGGGTGCATGCTCTCAATTTCTTTCTAAAATTGATGTAACCTTCAAAGAGCTGTACGAATGGTACCCGGTGAAACTCCACCTATCTTCGTACTGCGTCGATGTCGGCCGGACCGTGTACTTTTCGGTCGACACGACCCCGACCATGAGCGTCCTAGACGCCGTATGTGCGACGGTCGCCATACCCTTTTTATTTACACCCCTGAAACTGGGGGACGGCTGGAACTACATAGATGGCGGATCAGCCGAGACCATCCCGGGAGCACCTTTCCTAGGCAAGGGTGATGGAGTCATGGGTATAAAATTGGCCATGGGACGGCAGGTGCCTCCCAAGGATCTCAAGACGTACGGCCTCAGTATCCTGTACTCGACCATGAAGCTCAGGTATGACTACACGGACTTTCCAATTTTGAATGTAAATTCGGACGACCAGGACTTTTTTGACTTTGGTGCGTCAAATGACGGGAAGTTGAAACTCTTCATTCTGGGTCACTCTCAGAAAATTTCTTGACAGAATTCAAATATGGCCGAGACTCCTATGCGTAAAAGCCACGTCCGGCGCGTGACCCGCAAGGTCGTCCGGGTTCACAGAAAGGATGGTACGTCGTACACGTACGTCCGCAAGTCCAGCACGACGAAGGTGCGTCCTTCCTATGCGTACGATGTCGGGACCATCGGCCAGTCCAAGACGCGGATCGGTCCGCTCAAGCACGGCATGCTTACCCGCTTCGGGTACCACCCGGTCGAGGCCAAGACCAACCGCCGCAAGGCTCTTTCCAAGGGTGTGAGCAAGGGCGAAGAGCCCCTGGCCGTCATGCGCCGCCTGATTGCCATCAGCACGCTGACGAAGCGTACCGCGCCCCGGGCCTCCCGCATCTACAAGCAGGACGCCATGTGGGTCCGCAGCAAGTACGCCAAGTCTTTCAAGGCGAGCCGTTAATTTTCTAATGTAATATTAAACAATGGCTAATGGTCCTAACGGAAACGGAAACGGGAACAACGGAAAAAAACCCCGTAAACCCCTGAGCTGGCGGGCGCGGCTGGTGAGTGTGTGGCTGGCTGCTATACTCGGTGGTACCGCGGCCGCCAAGATCGCGTCGAAACCCTTTAAAGTGTATATTGGGAACACTCCTTATGAAAAATACGCCAAGAATGAGGCGGCGTTCAGGCAACATTGTCAGGAGGGGCGTGTCTATGGATACCGCGCTAAACCAGGAGCTCCACTGGGTTTCACATGCGCAATACCCAAGCACCCCAATGCACCAGTTGGTCACTTGGCGAAGATAGGTAATCAGCTTGCTCAAAACGTCGAGTGGTGTCTTACGGCTTTATTCATACTTATTCTGGCTGCAATCGTCAACACCGTCATTGGCATCATTACCCGCGGTGCGAAGGCGCGGGGCGCGTTAGCCGAGTCGGAAATGGTCGTCTCCACCGCCAGCCTTGCTGTAGCCGTGAATAATTCTCAGAAATCAATCGTATCTGAATTAACGAAGGTTATTAAAAATGAAACAAAAAAGGTTCTGATAATTCAGAGAACTTCCCAAAAGTTGCTCGATGAGTGGAGCGAGTTGATGGAGTCGCCTGCAAAAACCGCTCAAAATATAGTAAAGCGCAACTGGAAATCAACCAACTTGGCGGTGCGGCGGCGAGAGGTGGCGAGCGAGTTGAACGCCGCCCTTGCCGACGTGGAGACAATCGTAAGGGCTCAACTTGACGTCATCAGGGCCCTTCCACCGGGCGAAAGAGCCGCGCTCCAGGATGCTGTACGTACGGGCTTTGCTTCAGTTAATTCTCGTATGAATAGAATATTGGAAAATTCAAATAGGAGCGGCGTCGGTGCCGCAGCGACTGCAGTGGTGAATTCCGCAAAGGGCGTGGCCGTCGCAACTGCTAAAAAGGCTTTAACAGCCGCAGGTAATGCTGCAACCGGCGGTGGGGCAACGGCCTTGAGAACGGCCGCGCGCGCGGTGGGCGGAGCCCGGCGGCTGATGCTGAAGGCTCCCAATGCGGCTTCCCAGAGCCGCCAGGCGGGCCGTCCCGCTCTCCACAATCGGCAGGCCTCGCGGTCTCCATCCACGTCACCCCGTCGAAACAACAATCGTACCCGTTTAAATGCCATCCGTAGACGGATTTCAGCGAACCAGACTGCTGGCGCGGCGGGGCCAGGCCTAAACGGCCTCATCCGCGAGGAACGCCGTCTGGCGGCGGCTGTAGGCTCACCGACGCGGTACCCGAGCCCGCCCCGTGTGGCGCGGCGCCAAGCGAGCCCGCCCCGTGCGGCGCGGCGCCAAGCGAGCCCGCCCAAGGCGGCGCGGCGGCGGTCACCATCCAAGTCTCCTAATTCGAGAAATGCGAATAATGCGTTAAACAACCTCTTGAAGCAATTCAAATAAACACGTCCTGTGCCACCCAAGGCCCCTGTAATTTAAGACCAAAACTCAAACATGGAGTCGGTCCTTCGCCAGATCGCCGATGATATCTGGGCGTCGCTCGGGCCGGGCTACTCCGAGTCCGTGTACCACTGCGCCTTTGAGGTGGCGTTGCGGTCACGCAAAATCTACTATGAGACCGAACGAATCGTACCGGTGTTCTACGAAGGGCAGAACGTCGGGCACGTCCGGGCCGATCTCATAGTCGATCGCAAATACGTCATAGAGCTGAAGTCGGTAGG